CCAATACTTCTTCGCCATACTCATTGAAAATATAACTTTCATTAGGAGTAATGACACCTGCAATACTCGGCATTTCTAACCTACTTTCTCTTTAATCATTTCAATGCGAATTTTTGTATTTTGAATTTGTTTATCCACATAAGTAAACCCACAATCCATACATAGATATTCGCTTTCCATTTTATTAACTTCATAGACTTCGATTTCATTCTCAACATCTCTGTCTGTGTAGCTAACTTCACAATCAATGCACTCTGTTTCATAAGGTACTGCAACCTTAGGATATGGAGCTTGATTTGTGCTTTCTACTTCTGCACGTATGCTTTCTAGTTCTGCTAAACGCAATTCTGCTTTAGCTAAAACATCTTTCCAATCTGTCATTTCTAACCAACCTTTCTAATTGATATAACTATCTTACTAGCTTGTAGTTTTATGCAACACTTATTTACAAATTAATAATCAAGTGTTGGTAATACATCATCAATACTTTTTCTAATCTCAATAACATACTCTTTAGCAAAACTTCCTAACTCATAAGTTCTACTTAACTCTAAGTTATAAAGATTATTTGATACTTCTTGTAAAAGATTTACTGCTTTTTCTATATCTGTCATAACCTATTCAACTTTCTGATTAACTCTCTGTAATCTGTATCGGACATATTTTCTTTAACTAATTGTTGTAAGATACGTATCTCTCTGCCGACACCCATAACGCTATCTGCAAGAGTAGTATCAAGTTTTAGTTCTTTAGCTTTATCGTGTAAAGTCTTTCTAACTTTCTCTCTATAAGCAAGAAAGTCTGTAGTACTTCTAACTGTCATTGTTAATATCCTTTCCGTTATCCACATTAGCATACCTGTATTTTATGCAAACTATTGTTGTCATAAAATTTGATATGTGATAGTGTAAAGAAAGACTAGAAAGGAAAGTAATGGAAGAAGAATACACAATGGTTACGTTTACAGTTCGCATTAGTGAATATGAATATGACCAACACTATTTCTATCCAAGAAAGTTTGTTAATAGTAAACTAGATGTTGATTTAATTAATGAATTTTTCGGTAGAGATTTAACACAAGCCGATAGCGATACTGATTTTGAAAACAGGTATTGGGATAGCGATAGGTTATTAGAAGTATCAAACAAAGTACCATTTAAAGCTACAAAAGAAGAAATAGACAAATGGTATAGCTTAGGAATATACGGGGATAACATAAGTTATTACGGATATACAAAATGAATACATTAGAAATTTATTTTTGGATATTGTTACCTGTATATCTAGTTGGTGCATTAACTATTGCTAATTGGTTAGCAAGTTGGACTAACTATTATGTATGGAAATATAAAGAAAAAAAATTATTAAAAAAAGACAACATATAATTACAGTTGTGATATTGTAATTAAAGAAAGGAAATGATGAAAGGAACGCATAAGGTAGGAAACACTATCAATAGCAATAGTGATGTGAACAACCATATAAACAATGTAATTCCTGTTTGGTTCGCTAACTTTCATCTTTTTCTTAAAGCTATCTACACAATATCGTTGCCCCGATATATACGTACTAATAGTGTAGGTAGCTTGTAGCACATAAGAGGTCGAGGAAAGTCTGCAGACCAAATAGAGAAACCAAACGTAATCTTGTGTGTTACAAGCTATCTATGTAAAACGAGTAAGTACAGAAAGAGAAATTCACGCAAGTGATGTCCTGCTAGAAAACTCGTAATGGATAGCGTAAACTATTTAGCGAGTAGGATTGTAAAACGATTGCCCTGTTGATACATACCGAAAGCTAAATAGTTTTTTTTGTACACATATATTTACAGATGTGATACAATAGTTATTAACAAAAGAAAGGACAGTATGTCAAAAGGTATTGATGATTACGATACAGATTGGTTTGTAGATATTGACAACCAATTTGATACAGTAAGCACAACGCAAAACAAGATGTCTAAGTGGAAACCTATTCATCTTAAAACTGCTAATACCAACAAGAACGCTGATGTTACCTTTATGGGAGATAGTGTTCTTGATTGCAAATCATACACAGGCACACAGAAAGGCACAGTTGATTATCTAGTAGAACAAGCACCGACTAACTACGTAGAGATGAACAAGAAACGTGTCAATGATATAACTGTTGATGGATTTACTATCTACGATTGTATCAATAGTGTTGATGATGTATATGGTAATGCAGTAGTCATTAGTGCAGGTGGTAACGACTTATTAAGCAAGTTGTCTTTACTAAAAGCTACTGATGATAACAATTTAACTATGGGTATTATGAACGCAGAGTTAGATAAGCTAACTAAAGCATATCAAACTTTACTCTATCAACTAAAGAAAGGTGGTAGAAAGTTCTTATTAATTACTTGTTACGAGGGTAACCTAGCTTATAATCCAACACGTTTTCACAACGTAGATAACGTAGCAATTTCTATTGTATCTATGTGGAACGATAGATTATACAGACTAGCTAACGAACTCAACAACAAAAACAATAGACTAGGACAACAGTTTGATGTCTTAGATACTAGAACGTTTATGACACCTGATTGTTTTTACAATGAGATTGAACCAAATGAAATTGGGGCAAAACGTATTGCTAAGAACATAAACAAATGGTTATATAAAAATGGTGTGTGGTCTTAATGAGCGACACACCATTACTATTAGCTATCCACGAATTAAACAAGTGGTTAGATGAACTAAAAGATTTGAAGTCATCTTTAGGCGAGAAAGATGTTGATGATATTTTAGTAGCAGAAATTGAAACCTTAAATGGTGCGATTATAACTTGCAGAAAGTTTACTAACCACGACCAACCAACAGAAAAGGATGTAACTAATGTCGGAATTGACAAAAAGAATAGAGAAATTAGAACACAAGATTAATTTGCTAGTTACTGTACAACAAGCAATTACAGAACACTTAGTTGATGATAAAGATTTCTTTATGAAACTAATGGTAAATGTTATGGCAAACAAAAAATTACGTAATGACTTTACTGAATACGTACAGACAGGCGATAGCCCTGATGATATAAAACTATTTATGCAAGAAGTTAACGAGGAAATAGAAAACATAAAAGAGAAAGGTAGCTTATGAACGACTATCAATACTTTAGAGGAAAACCTGTTCCAAAACTTAGTCAACGAAAAAGAGTTGAGTGGTTATTAACAACTGCTAGAGATAGTGAAGTACCAAGAGTATCTAGTAATTGTTTTATCTATGACTTTAGAATACCAAGAATATCTGCACATATTTTTAATATGCGAGAGGACTTGTGGGAAATTGAAACTACAAAAAATGCAAGTGGCATATGGTATTACGAGTTAATTAATACACCACAAGAAATACTTGAACAAGCTAAGACAGAAAGGTTGTTTCAATGAGTAATACAACTAGACACGACATACCAATAAAAGAGTATGGGATAAGAGTATTTATTAAAACACCTAATCCTATTGACCTAACTGTTGTATGTGATGAAACACAATTTAACTCTAAGGTAAAAGAGTTTCAACAAGACATTATTGATGATGTTGTTGAGCAAGTTAAAAAACAACTTGATGACATAGAGATTGGTAATGGTATAGCAGTTGTTGACAAAAGAGATGTTAATTGGGATTTAAAATAATGACAGACAGTTTATGTTTCTGTTGTAATAAAATACCTAAAGATGACTTTTATATTATAGATAGTGTATTAGTTTGTTGTGATTATTGTTATGACAAATGTTTACCAAATAAAATGAGAAAGGAAACTTATGAGCGAAAAGCCAACTATAAGTGATACTGATTACGGACACAACGGATTATTAACTATCTTTAGTCAACGTGATATTGATGTACAAGATTGGTGTTATGAAAGACTAGACAAAGAAAGAGGTGGTATAACCTTTAAATTACCTAGTGCAGAGGGAGAAATCTATTTGAATTGGGGAGATTTATACCACGTTAAAGTAACTTTTGTTAATACAAAGCAAACTTTTAATGAAGATTGTTTGTTGGGAGATTTACATTTGATACTAGATAGACTAGAGCAACAAAGAAAAGCAAACATAGGTGCGTTAAGAGATATGATTAAGAACGCATTTGGAGAGGAACAGTAATGAAAAGTAATTGGGAGATGTTAGCTAAAGCCGTACTTGATGAGGAAGAATACCTTAACAAACAAGTACAAGCATTTAGAAAGACACGAATTGCAACTATAAAGATGATGAAGAACGAGTTATCTATTCAACAGATAGCTAAGTTACTTAAAATATCAAGACAAAGAGTATATAAAATAATAGAGAAAGGCGAATAATGGCGAAGTTTAATTTAGAAAACTACGAAACAGTAGAAGATAGACTTAAATTTTTTTGGAAAGATAATCCAAATGGTCGTATCTTTACCGAAGTTGTACACGAAACTGATGATGGTAGTTGTGTAACCATCAGAGCTTTTGTATATAAAGATGAAAGCGACATAAATCCTGTAGCTACAGGTATTGCACAAGAAACTAAAGGTCAAGGTGGATTTGCTAATACTGATGCGTGGGTAGAGAACTGCGAAACATCTGCAATCGGTAGAGCTTTAGCTAATTGGAAGTATCAGGGCAGTAACAAAGCAAGACCTAGCCGTGAGGAAATGTCTAAGGTTGGTAACCAAGAGGACAAAGTTCAAGTTACAAAAGTAAGAACACCTAGAACTACCAAAGAACAACAACAAGCTATGGAAAAAGTTGTTAATGAAATGGTAGCCGAGCCAAAACAAAAGAACGTAGCTAGTCAGCTTAAAGCTATTATGCAAACTCTAGTTGATGATGAGAAAAAACTTGTAGAATATCAAAGAGAAGCCTACGTTAAATGTGTAAGCGAACATAACTTACCTGAAGAAGTTGAAAGTTGGACTAAAGAACATATGGACAAGTTCTTAGATGAGTTTGAAAAGCAAATACCAAATGGAACAGTAGAAAATGTCGCAGATATTTTCGGTGATGTAGAAGTTAAAGGGGGTGAAAATATGGGAGATGAGTGGAAGAGCAATCCTGCAACTGAAAACCAACTAAAATGGTGTAAAGATATAGTTGCTAAAGCTACTGATAAAAACATTGATGGACTTAGTGAACTTAAAGAACTATGGAACAATGGAGATATTAACGGAGAAACTGCTAGTAACATTATTTCTAATTGGAATGATAAGGTTAAATAATGTCAGAGCTAGAACAAGTTAATTACAATGTGCAGAAGTTGGTTAAAAGATTACAGAAAAGATTTCCTGATTATGACTTTAGCCAACCTGCACCTCTTGATAGAAGATGTAAGAAAAGTATTACAGGTAAGTGTTTAAAAGTTAAACATCTTACCTACGCTACTGATTATGATGGTAATGATTTTTGTATAGAGCAGATTAAATTAGCTGATGAAAATAATCCGTATGCACATACAGTTATTACCTGTAATGCAATAATAAGAACTAAAGAAGAAAAAGAATTAGCAAAGAAAGGAAACTTCTAATGCCTAATATATTTGATGAGCCTAAGTCTATCAAGACTTGGGCAATTAAATTAGCCAACGCTTGTGGTGGACAAAAAGTAGAGAAGTCTTTAGTGTTTACTAAGTTAAACGTACAAAGAATTGGAGAACTACTAGATGAATTTGTTAATGACCACAACGAAAACACAATGAAGATTGCAGAACAACTTACGAAAGAAGAGGAAGAATGAGTTTATTTGGTGGAGATGTTGTGCAGATATGCAGAACAGGAGATACTTATAAATGTTGTTGTGTGATGTTTAACGATAGAAATAAATGTTGTTATGAGGAAACTTGTGATGAATATAGTAAGGAAAAAAAGTGAGTAGTCCTGATGGTAAAGACTATCCTAGATGTAAAGTCTGTAAGGAAGTTCCTGAAATTAAATTAGATACTGAAGATACTTGTTACAACTGTAACAGAGGTTTTATCTAATTAAAGTATCTTTAAATTATCCCAACCTTTATTGTTAACTGTGAAAGAGAGGACACCTGGATATGACCAAAGTCCTGTCCTCTCTGTAAAATCAATACTCTTATCCAAACTAGGTGCTTGAAACCAAGTACGATTACCTTGTTGTTTACTTCTTAAATGATGATAATGTCCTGTTATTAAAATCTCTGCTAATCCACTAGGTAAGTGTCCAAACATCTGACCTTTCCACCAATTTTCTATCTTAGCTTCAGGATTATTACCTGAACCTGCCATATGTCCGTGTGTCCAAGCACAAGTCTTACCTTTTATTGTAAGAACTTGATGAAATCCATCAGGAATTTCTACAGATACAGACTTATAACGTTCAGGATTAGCGTTCATTATCTCTTGGCAAATTTGTAAGTGCATTGTATCGCTGTTATCTAATCTATTTGTAAGTACCTGACCTTTAGAACTTCTTGACATCTCTCCGTGATTTCCAGGAACACCTGCAAGTGTAAGTTTATCTGCTAACGGAAGGAAGGTATCAACAGTTTTCATAATCATAGACCTAGCTAAAGCATATTGTTCAATGAGAGAGAGCGAAACATTGAAAGGCATTGAATCGTAAAAAAATTGAGAACAGTTTTCTGTAAGGTCACCAAGTCCTATCATATATATCTCATCAATATCTACGCCTAGCTTACGTAAGTCTTTAATTCTATTTACTGCATCTTGTAAAGCAATATCATAACGCTTGATTGTATTTTCTACGCCAAAATCTTTCTTACCTAGTTGCCAGTCTGCCATAAAGAATAAGAAAGCAGTATCTCCACCTAAAGTATTCTTCTTTACAGGTGGTTTTTTTTGTGCTTGTTTAAATAATTCTTTAAAATATTTGTCTTGACCTGGATTTTTCTTACGAACTACGCCTTTAAATGCGTAAAATGTTTCAGTTGTGCCACCTTTTAGCTGAACATTCCAACTTGATGCACGAACAGACCCTTCAATGTAATATAATTTAGGGTCAAATCCCCATTCTTGCAGTATAGAATCAAACTTATTTCTGTAATTAGGGTCAGTACCAACGTGAGTTATTTCTCCAACGCCTGTTTGTTCGTTAACTTCTAGTCCAGGTTGCCATCCTGATTTATAAAAGTTATTTCCCCACTCTTCAGGTATAAGTTTCTTTTTTGTGATACATATCTCCTGTCAATATAAGTCTACAGGATATGAATTGTAATGTGCTTATTTAGAAACTTTTTTTGTTGGAACAGTTAGTTTCTTTTTAGCAAACTCTTTAACTACAACCATAGCTGCAGATGCACCTGACATAGCAGCTAACTGCCATAGTTCAGCATTAACATCTACTAATGGTCCTACTGTAAGCACTCCTAAAAATGCTTGAACAAAAGTCCAAAGAGTTTTCTCTATCACTGCTTTATATTCTTGACTCATTATATCATTCTTCCTAACTTCAATTTGTTTTCAATGTTCTCTAGTTTAGCAATAATTGTATCTAATTTCTTTTGAATAAATTGTGGAT